AGGTTTCCGATCTCACCGAGTCCATAGACACGCCACCAGTTAGCCCAGTAGCTAGAGGTATTAGCTTTCTCCTTAGCTTTCTCTATTTCTTTTACGATACTATCCGGGAGGCTATCGTTATCCTTATAAGTAAGTGTTATAAAGTCGCTATCCGGGTTTCCTATTATTTCTTTATCTACCCAGAAGATAGAAGCAGGGTTATAGTCTAGCCATATAGTCCCGGAGGTACGCACTACTAACTGGCTATAAGCATCGAAGGGTACGTTATTACATTCGTTTATATAGAGGTCTGTCCTTCTAGCTCCCCGAAGTTTATCCGGCTGATCCGTAGAGAAGAACTCTATATAGCTCCCGTTACTAAAAGTATATTTTAGAGTAGATCTATTAAACTTACTCTCGTCGTATCTATTAAGTCCTTTTAGGATATTAAGGAAGTCTTTAAGCGCACCTCTTCTTAGGTGTGGTATACTCTCCGATACTACGCTTATCTCTTTCCCTCTATTACGTATAGCGTAGTCTATTAGTATAAGGAGTATACAGATAGTTTTGCCGGCGGATGTCCCACCTCGGACTACTCGTATACGTTTATCTAATTTACGTAGCTTAGATAACGCTAAAGTCTTTCTAACTTGCATTAGTCAAGAAAGAGCGGTAGGTCTTCGTTAATCGTTATATCTTTCGTCTCTCTAGGTTTTCCGGCGTAGTAGTTATAGAAGAGCTGTACATACTTAAAGTCGCCTTTCTCTATTCCCTTTTTTAGAGCGTCGAAGGCTTTAGGCTCTAGGGGAGTTAGTCTCTCTATAAGCTCTACCTCTTCCGCTTTAGACTTCCTTCCGGCGGTCTTATGCCCTCCGTTATTTTTCCTTCCGTCCATAATTAAAAAAGATTATTAATAATTATATAATAAGATTTAAAGCCTTTTGTTAAACGGCTACCTATCCTCGTCGTTATAATATTCGTTAAATAGATGCCATATACCGGCCAGGAATAAGAACCAGGCTATAAAGAAGGTTATCGTAAAAGCTCCTACCATATCGGCTCGTATTGTTTTAGTCTCTCGTTATCTTTCTCTAGTCTTTCTATTTTTGCGTTTAGAGCGGTTATCTCTTTTCTTAGGAGAGTATTTCTTCTACGGTAATTATAGAATAGTTCTTTAGCGGTCTCTTCTCTCTTAATAGCCTCTACGTCTTTAGTTAGTAGATCCTCTACGTTACGTAAAGAGGCTAGGTTTTCTTTAAAGTAATAAGGCTGGGCTTTCCACTGCTCGTATATAACTTTATAGGAATGTAGGATAGTAGCGTGGTTTTTATTTAGGAAAGCTCCTATCTTAGTATAAGAGGTCTTAGCCTTCTCTTTAGCTAGGACTATAAATATTACTCTAGCGTCTACTAGTTCTTTACTTCTTTCTTTTATAGAGATATTCCGTATACCGGTCTCTATCTCTACTAGTTCTTTTATTACTTCTAATTTACTCTTCATCTATTCGTTTATTTATTTCTTTAATAGTATAGTATTTACTCTCGTTTATCGCTTTTAGGATACCGGCGCAGGCTTCGTACATCTCTGCCCTTTCGTACTCGATTAGTACTTCTTCCATATCCTCTATCGTAGCTCCGTCGGCTATATCCATTAGAGCCATTATATAAAACTCTTCTACTTTATCTTTATCGAAGCTCACTCTTTTTAAATTCCTTTATATTAAATATAGTCCTAGGTGTTTTAGTAGTACTAAAATACTCAGTCTTATTTAATTTTAAAAGGCTTTCGTGGTATAATACATTATCCGTCTGGCAAACTACGAAGAGGTAAGGGATTATTCCTGTATCCTCGTATAGCCTTAATCTATGTTCTATTTGCCACGGCGGTAATCCGTGTCCTTTAAATCCTGTCTTCCAGTTATGAAAAAGCTTTTGACACTTTACCTCTCCTAAGTACCATTTATCTTTATGGTTAAATATTAAATCGGCTTGCATATATCTTACGTTAATGCCTTGCAGGAAGGATCTTACTATATCCTCACCTTTTAAGCCTGTAATCATTTTATCTATTTTATCTTGGGTGTAATTATTAAATAATTCTGTTTGTCCTATCATCCTACTGTATTTTCGTAAAAATTATTATCTAATAAAGCCTCGGCTTCCTCTACCGTCTTATTATGGAAGAACTTTATATAAGTATCCATAGCTCTATAAAACTTCTCTTCTCCGCTATCTAGTATCTCTTGACCGCAGTGTATTATTCCTTTAGATCTATTTATCTTATTTATCGGAATAAAGCTAAAGTAGTCTACCTCGAATAGTTGGCAGTAGATAAAAGCCTGGAGGTCGTAATCCATATCCATTATCTTCCATTTATTAAACTTATCCGGGTTTACTCTAGTAGTCTTTAGGTCTAGTATTCTATCCTCTAGGAGGAGGTCGGCTTTACCTCTAATAGGTATATCGTCGTAAAACATCTTAATAGCCGGTACTTCTATCTCCGCTTTAGCTTTAATGTCGTTTAGGAAGTCGCATCTATTTAAGGTATCTACGTAAGCCTCTGCTATACGTCCTAACTTAGCCTTATAGACGTTATCCGCTCCGTAATTAGCTACCGCCTCTTTATATGCTTTATCGGTTATCCTATCCGCTTCTATAAAATGCTTAGAGTAGAATACCTCCGGCTCTAGATATCCCCAGTGAACCAGGTTACCCATAATTAGAGCGTCGCTCTTCTCCGTAGCTTTACCTTTTAACTTTCTAAGATAGTCGTAAGGCTCGTTAAGAATTAGTTTAAGACTTGACTGGCTTAGAGCGTTTAGGTCTAGCTTTCCGTAATAGAAATCATCTTCTAGCATATAGCCTAAGATCTCTTCTTTCTGATAGGTCTCCCCGTTAAGTAAAGTAATCATATAAATAGTTTTGATTTTTAATAGTCCACTCGGCAATAATAGCCTCGTACTCGTAAGCGTTAAGTCTACGCTCTAACTCCCTTTTACAGTCTCTAGGGTAGCCGTCTAAGTATAGATCGGCGTTAGCGATAACTCTCTCTAAGTCTTCGCTCGACATATTCTGTACGTCGTAAGGTATTTTGTTATCCATAGTAGTTTATTTATTTACTACTAAGATAATACTTTTTTATTAATAAGCTACTCCTTATTAACTTTTTTTTCTTCCTCTATCTTTTCTAATCGAAGAAGTACGGCGGTTACTACCTTTTCTAGGTTTATAATACGATTACGCATCTCTAGTAAAGTACTTTCTTTCATTTTAATTTTTTAAGTTTCTCTATATATAGGGTAGCGTCCATTAACTCCTCCTGGAGGTGGTTTAAGAACTTATAGAAGCCGTCTGGTGAGTCGTAAAGCGTCGTACCGTATTTATCTATGCCTTCCTTACTTCTCTTATCGTAGATCCGTTTAACGTCTTCTACTACTTTATCGTCTTTATTTTCGTTAGTATGATTAGTCGAGTAGCCTAGACTCTCGTAATACTTAGTTACGCTATCGCTCATTTATAAAAAAATAAAATGCTTTAACTATAAAAAATTCTATAATCCTAAATAAGATATATCCTACTAATAACTGTTGTATCATAATCCTAACTCTTTTCCTTTACGTAAGATCTTTAATTCTTTCTCTAGCTCTTCTACCTTCTTCTCGGCTTTTCTAGCTCTACGTAAGGCTCTAAGCTCTTTAGTTCGGTAATCTTCTAAAGCTAAATGTACGGTACTCTTTTCTACTACTAATTTAGTAGATAAAAGACTTACCTCTACTAGAGAGTCTTTAACCTCTATTAGTCTTTCGTTATTCGGCTTCTTTTTAGCCCAGTCGAATATCGTCTCTTGTAATACTAAGAGAGCGGAGTTTAATCTTAGATCCTCTAGGTTATCTAGTTTCTTCTGATAGTTATACTTTTCTGTCATAATATTTCGGCTTCTATTACCGGAAGGAGAGCTATCTCCTTAGGTACTTTATTATTATTACTAAAGGTAGTAGTTTTTTTTAAATATCTAGTCTCCCAGACCGGATTTATATTAAATAGGTTAAATCTATAAATACCCTTAGGCGTAGAGTTTATATAGATAGGTATATCGAAGTTATCTCTAGCTTTTAATATAAGAGCGTCGTATTTAATCTTTTCTATTATTAAAGTATTGTAATGAGTTCCCCTACACTTTAACTCTATACGATGAGTAGTACTAGGAGAGTAGCAGTCCCATTTAGAAAACTGCCTCCTACTCTTTACTAAGTCCGGGTATACGGTTTTAAGTAGATAGTTAAAAAGGTCTTCTTCCTTCACTACTTATACTCGTTATATAGAGATACTAGCTTAGACCAAACCTCAGCTTTAAAGGCGCAAGAGCTACATCCTTCTACCTTAGTTCTAAATACTCTCTCAAATATTTTAATAAACTCGGATTGATCTTCCGGAGTAAATCTATTCTTTTTCTCTTTTATAGCGGTATCTATAAGGTTATACTCTTCCTCTAGTAGACACTCTGGCTTTTCGTACCGGAATTTCTCGTTAAGAAGCTTTTTACGCTCCTCACATCCGCAGTCTTTTTCTAGTTTCTGGAATACCGTCTCTACTACCTTTTTAATACCAGTAGCCTTAGTAATCTTTTCTACAGTATCTCCCAAGCCCTTGCTCTCGGCGTCGTACTTAGCTTTCCATTCTCGATACGCTTTGGTGCGTTTATCGCCTTTAAATTCTGTCATAATCTTCGTTAAAGTAATCTAAAAAGTCTTCGTTAAATTTATCTCTTAATTTATCCTTAGCGTTTTTTAAGCTATGGAATATACTAACGAAACTTATACCCGTCTCTTTAGCGATTCCTCTTATACTAAGGTCGGTATCCCGGTAAAGCTTAAAAAGTTTACGGTTATACCAGTGCCATTTTTCTATCTCTTCGTCTATTAGGAGACAAAGCTTATTATAAGCCTCTTGCTCCTCTAAGAAAGTATCGTCTTTTAACTGTAAGGTACTATCGTCGTCGTCGATATATAACTTAACTACTTTCTTTTTTTTATTATAATACTGATAAAGTACGCTTCGTAAAGTAAAGAACATATACCCCTCTGATATTTTTCCATCTTTAATAACGTTATCCGGCTTAGCGTACTTATATAAAACTATATAAGCTTCCTGGACTAGATCTTCCGCATACTCGTACTCGCCAAAGCTTTCGATAACTTTAATCCATTTACTATGCTCTTTAAAAGCGTACTCTAACCAGTCGGGTCTTCCCATATTACCGTTATAGCTATTATAAATATACATACCTGTATAGTATGCTCCGTAGCGTCATCGTATTCCGTCTTAGAGTGTAAAGCTCCTACCATCGATCCTACAATAGGACTTATAGATACTTCTCCGTTTACTGCGTAACCTATAAGGTAAGCTAGTAAACCTAATA